AACATGCCCGTTCCAATCCATTTCATCTTTTCAATGTAGTTCATTTGAAGTCTCTTCTCTCAATAGTATGATGTATTTAGGCAAAAGAAAACCCAATACCATTTCTGAATATCGGGTTTCCGGTCTTGCTCCTTTTTGTGCTTTTTTGGATGGTACGTTAAGGTCTAACCCATCAGTCCTCTCCGTAGAGAGTAAAACAAATGCCAGTGTCGATGAGAGAGGTTTAGAGGAGACAAAGACATCCGTTCATTATTTAATAATAACACACTCAAAACCAAAAGTCAAGCGTTTTACTATTTTTAATTCAATTTAATTTCTATTTGATGCCAGACACTGTAAATCGGTCAAAAACATTAAGTTTCAACGTCTGACTGTATTTTAGTTCACTAAGAGGATACTTGTTCTTGAAAGTTTCCAATGAATCACAATTATTAATATGGTCATCGATTACCAGATTATTACTTTGAATAACGAGTTGAGTTCCCGACTTGACTCTATTGTACCAATCCCTAGTCATATGTTCACAACTAAGATTAATGATAGTGTCGAACTCATGTTCACGACCGAATGCATCAATGTTCATACTTTGATGTCCTAGATAGTTTTTAAACGTGTAATTGAATCTACCACTTATTTCTTTGCATCTCGTGTCCATATCAACTTCTTCGAAATTTATATTGGGATATTTTTCAACCAATACACGAGTAAGAAAGCCTAGCCATGACCCAATGTATAATACTTTGTTAGCATTATCACTTACAGCATCAAAGGCTAGACTTGCTTGTTTTTTACTTTCAATTTGATTCGTATGGAATGCATCCCGCACTTCCTCGATGGTGAGATGTTTTGCAATCTCATCATCATACAGCATATCTAAGAACTTTGGGATATATTCTTCCATACAGACTATTTACATATTGTTCTTTTTGTCTTGGATTTCTGCTCTACGTACCTTTGTAAGTTTACCGATATCGCCAAGTGCTTTTCTGGCACGAGCCGCAGATGCTTTGACACCTTTCTCTTCGAACTTAGCATTTTCTGCCTGGTATGTTTCGATTGCTTCCATAATTTCTGTATTTGTACTCATTGTATTACTCCGTTTTATACATGGCGCTTTCCTCTTCATGAGAAAAACTTGTGAAACCATTTTCTTTTATTACATTAAGGACACTTTCTACTCGCCCTTGTAATTCGTCTCTGTGTGATATTAGGAACACACTTCTATTTCCGTCTCTCGACATCTTCTTCAGAACAGCAAGTGATGATTCAACACCATTTGTATCCATTCCGCTATCTATCAATTCATCAACGAATAACACGTTAATCGTGCTGTATAATGACTCGAATATGTCACGGAAACTCCAACTTAAACCTAATATAAGTCGATTTCTTTCACCTCTAGATAAGTTATCAAAGTCTAAATCACGACCTAATTCAGTAATTTCCACTGTCAAATCACTCTGGAATATCACATCGTGTGGTAATCCTAACTTATCTAAGTAATATGCTAGACGAGAATTCAAGTAACTTAAGTTCTGGTCTATAATCTTTTTACGAATAAAACTATCTTTGTTAGTTAGCAACTTCATTAAGAACTCTTGGTGTTCTAGTAAGGAAACTAACGAATTCATATGCCCATAGTCTACGTCTTCTAATGAACTATCTCGCATATCTGCGATTTGTTCTGCGTATGGGTCTTCTGTTTTCTTATTCAATTCAATCTGTTCTGCCAATTTTTCCACAGAATTTTGATGTTCGTATGCATCAGACAGCGTATCATAGAACGTAATAGGCAAGAACCCTACACTACCAATTTCATCTATAAGTGTATTATGTTCGATTAACGAACTCTTATTAGTTGCCAATTGTGATACTGCTTCATTCTTTAGTGTGTTCTTCGCAGTAAGTATCTCTTCCTGTTTAGTATCGTGAATATCTTGTCCACAACTATGACACTTATGGTCTTCAATTAACTTGATTTCGTCATCAAGTCTTTCGATTAATCTGTTTTGTTTCGTATTATCAGATTCAATGCTGTCAATCCAAGATGTTGCTTGATTCTTGGCAGCCAAGTTTTCATTATAAGTTACCAGCAACGCATGGTTTTGGAGTTCAGCCTTGATGTCTACATGTGATAACGAGTTTAGTGCAGACTCTAATGCTTCTACATCAGTTGTTTGTTTGTTACTCCAAACCTTTTGTCTACGTTCAATATCTTTTATACTCTTTAAGATACGAGTGTTTGTATCTTCTTTTCCTTTTAATGTATACTCTTCTTCTTTTATCTGTTCTTTTGTATTCTTTGATATCTCTCTTAGTACTTCTGCTTTACGAGACAGTTCAGTGATTCCTAGAAGTTCTTCAATCAACTCTCGTTGGTCACTTGAACGTAAAGATAAGAATGGTTCGGTGTATGTATTAAGTGCAACAATGTGTTTAAACATTGCGTGAGAAATACCAATAATGCTTTCTACTTCAACTTGAGTCATTCGCATTTCACCTTGACCAGCATTTTCAATACTGTTATCACCAAGTTCCATGCCATCTCTTAGAAAGTGGAATACATTAGGAGAACGACCACGTTCAATCCTGTAATCATTTCCATTGTATGTGAAATCAACAGTGACCATCATGCCTTTGCCGTTAGTCTTGTTGATTAGATTGTTCTGTTTGATGTTTGTAAGTGCTTTACCATATAGTCCGTAAGATAATGCATTGATAAGAGTAGTCTTACCCGTGCCATTACGTGAACCATCACCGCCCAAATCTATATTATTTCCCAAGACTAAAGTCAGTTCATCTTGGTTTAATGTGACAGCCTGGGTAACGTTGCCCACACTCATAAAATTCCGAATTGTTATATTCTTAATTATTAACAAACTTATTCCCCTCTTGCGTAAGTTCCGTGTTGTATTGGGTCAATCGATAATTCGTTGACATTGATATACTCTGGTTGGTTGATTGTCCATACAACTAATTCTGCAATATATTCAACATCAATTAGTTTTCTATCAGGATGTTTCTTCATAACACTAGGTGTTGTTAAACTTCCTGGTGATATTAATGTTGTTTTAATATTACTACCACCCATTGCCATATAAGTTAAATCTCTATTGTAGGCTTTGAGTGCTTTCTTTTCTGTGGGATATCTCCAAGTTCTTCCCTTTACGCCTGTGTCAGCGGTAGAACCTATGTTTATAATCTGTCCTTTTCTGTCTGCTTCTTCCATAGCATTGAATACAGATTCGACAATCATAACCTGATGAAACTTCCATATAGCAGAATTGTTGATAAAGATATCGAAATCTCCATCTATATAATAATTCGCTAATTTAGAATACCCGTCACTATTGTCTAGATTATATCCATTGCTTCTACTTGCTGTTTCATACTCGATGTTCGGCAATGTATCAAACAAGTTACATATAGCCTCGCATAAGCCGTAGTTACGACTACCAGTAATTAGTATTTTCTTCATAAATTATTATAAATTTCAATAAGAACGTTTTTATCAAAACTGCCATTATCATCTAACGATGCTAATTGTGACACTACAATTTCATCTATTGTTTCAAAATGAATTTCTGCGCCAGTATCGTTTTCGTGTTCGTTACTTTTGACTGGAACTAATGTTACATCACGTAACTTATAAGTTTCTACAAATGTATCCTTAATAAAGTTTGCTTCTTCGTAAGAAATATCGATATCTAGTGTTATCTTTACTGTTGTTTTTGGTACTAGATATTTGTCTGGGTCATCTAACAATTTAGATAACGCAATTGTTCTGTATTTTGGTGCATCTTTCCAAGTGAAGAACTCTGGTTCTTTATCCCACTCTAAGTACATCCACCCTCTGTCATCGTCCCAGTTGTCTGAGAAGTTATGAGGGAATGCATTGCCGATATAAATTACATTATCTTTTACTTGACGTTGATGAAAGTGTCCAGTGAATACGTAATCTTGGTTCTTAAACATACTGCCTTTAAGACCACCGTGGTCAGGCATTTCAATCATTGCATTGAGTTTAAATGTAGGTAACTCTAAATGACTAAAGATGTATTTTGTCTTTATCTTAGGAATCTTCTTCCATTCATCACCGACTAACCATGGCACAATACCGACATCACCCTCTATAAGGGTATCTCTTACTAGAACTACATTAGGTAAATCATCAATAAATTCCATAGAATTTACATCACGTGTTTCCCGATAGAATAGGTCATGATTGCCTAATATAACATAAACTTTTTCGAATGATTTGCTTAATCTTCGTAGTCCAGCAATACTATATTTCATAGTTGATATGTTTAGACTTGACCTATTATGATGCCAGTCACCTAGAAATATACAAGTCTCGCAATCTCTTTCTTTTGCGTCCTTGATAAACCAGTCAACGAAATCTAAACAATCTTCGTTATGTTGCTTTGCGTTGTTTTTTAGACCCCAATGTATATCCGTAAAACAAGCGGCTTTTTTGAATAAGTTGTTAGTCATTATCGGCGTAAATCTCTTTAATGGTTTCCGTTGGAATAGCATCATCTGTAATCTTTGTTTTGATGATTTGCTGCCAGCGTTCCTGAGATTTCATTTCGTGTGCCAGTTGTCTTGTCCAACTTGGCGCCTGTCCTGCTTTTTCTAGCAAGTCATCACGTATGCCTTGATTTTTCTTTTCTATGTTAAGTACCCGAGTGAATGAATTGTTTACTACTGTTGTGTAGTAAGCAAATGGGTTATCACTCTTATCTTCATTAAACTGAAGACCTATTTGTGCCAGTTGTAACAATGCTTGGCCTCGCATTTCGTCAATGTATGTGTAACCACGCCAGTTAGACCTTTGTGAATATCGTTCTACTAATTTGATATACATCGTTGCTAATACGGCTGTGATTTTACCAGCACCTAAATCAAATTCTTTATCTTTGTTGTAATGTGAGATTCCAACTTCGTTAAGTTTTCCATCTACAAACGTATAGTGTGTAAATGCTGGAAATGGTAATTTTACTTTGTGGTCTGCGACTGTCTTCGGATTTGCTTTTCTGCCTGGTTCATCAGGTATATGGTCAAAACCCATTATACGAAACACAATTTCGTCTTCTGTGAAAGAATTAGGGTCGATTTCAAAGTCTACCTGTTTCTTCTTTTTGTCGTCATTCGCATCCCAAGCCAGTTTTTGCAAACGTTTTGCTTTGTTTTGTCTTGCTTGTTCTACCGCACCAGCAATCTCGTCAGTTGAATATAATATAATTTCATGCTGATTATGTTGGTCTCTATCTTCAAACCAAGAATAATTCGATTTTGAAATATGTATTTGTTTCAACATATCCTTGTTATTTAAGTAGTTTACCCGTCTTGCCATTGTGTTTTCTCCTAATTTATATCAATTATAACACAGTTCAGTGATGGTTGTCAAGTGTTATAACGCCTATATAGCAAAAAGTTTCTTGACCAGAAACTTCGCATATAATACAACGATAAATACTGTTATAATGAATTAGGAGTAAAAGGCATGGCAAGTCCATATTACACAAAACAACCAGTATATTTAGAAGAGCCTAGTGGCAGATACAGCAATATTTTGACGAAGCAGAAGTCTTCTGATTCATCGATGCGGTCGGCGGTTTTTGGAATTAATACACCAACCAGGCTTAATTTTCCATTTACTCCTACAATTTCAGTTATTCAAAGTGCAAACTATTCATCGTATGATGTGACTCATAGTAACTTTCAACAACGTGCATTTGATAGTCATACAAATATGGAATTAAACATCACTGCGCCAATGATTGTAAGAAGTGAAGAAGAGGCATTGTATGTTTATAATGCGGCATTGTTTATCAGAAGTGTGATGAAAATGACGTGGTTAAAAGATGATGAGCCCGGTATGCCACCACCGATACTAAGATTTAATTCACACGGAATATACGAAAATGTACCATGTATGATTCGTGACTTTACTTGGAACTTAGATTCAGATATAGATTATATAGAGATTCCTGACCCGAAGAATAGTAAAAAAATTATTAGAGTTCCAGTACAAAATATGTTTGTGTTATCATTATCAACGACTTATTCGCCTAAGAGTGTGAGAGAAAATTTTAGTGTTAAAGATTATCTTGCTGGCAATTTAAAGGACCAAGGTTATGTATAAAGAAAATTCACCATGGAATAGAACGTCAGTGATTGACGGAACGATATTGGATATAATGAAAAAGAGATTTCTCTATAATGATCCATATGACGAAGAATATGAAATACCCCAAAAATATGATGAACGACCAGATTTGTGTAGTTATGCAATGTATGGTACTGCAAAGTATTGGTGGATATTTGCTCATAGAAATTCAAATATTATGACTGATCCAATCAGAGGATTCACAGCAGGAAAAATTATTAGAATTCCAAGCAAAGATAATATTAGTAAAATGGTGTAATTAGATGGATCAAAGTAAACCAAGTTCTTTAAATGAAATCGTAGACGCACATACATTTCTCGAAAATCCTCTCGATGAATACGCAAACTATACCTACAACTTAGAATGGTTTGTAGTTGATAGAGGCTCGGATAGAAAATTTCAATTAGAAGAAGCAGGAAACATCCAAGATATAGTCAATAATAATTGGCCAAAGATGAGCGATGGTAAAATCATCTTAGCAAAAACTGGTGTCACCACAGAATTTAATTTAACAGATTTGAATATAGAATCTGTTGGTGCCGGTAATGCAACAATGAGCAAGATTGCAGGAACAGCCATTAATTTAAATTTCAATATCACACAAGTCGGTGATACAAACTTAGTTGATACTATACAAAATGCAATTGCATTAAGTGGATATCATACCATCAACACTACTACTTTTTATATCAAAATTAATTTTGTAGGATTTGATGTTAACGGCAAAAATCATAAAATATCACAGACAAAAGTTATACCATTTAATATTAATCAATACACTCAACTTCAGACACAAACAGATGCTAGGGGAACTACGACAGTTATTCAAGGAGTTATACTGCCAGACCGAGCAGTAATGGACTTCTCAGTTAGCAGAACAGAAGATGCTTTTGAATATAAAGTAGGAGAGACATTAAAAGACACGCTGAAGAATTTTATTACAAAATTGAATATAGTTAATAAAGAGGCTCATCCTACACTTGTAGATTCATTACAAAACACTTATTCTATTAACATGTCCGACCAATTTGAAACATTCTTGACCAATGCGGCAATGATGAACGCCACTGAAATAATGGCAACGATGAATGAAAATATGAAGAAAAAGAGCAAAGGAAAGGGCGAGGCAATAGGTCAAGTGATGGCGGGCATGAACATATATTCTATAATAGAAGAAATATGCCAAAATGACGATTTAGTCATAAAAGAGTTAACTTCGTCATGGGCAAAATATTCTAAGGTACTAAAAATTACTCCATACTTAGTTCCTAACGAGAATGGATTTAATCCAGTCACAGGAAAAAATGCATATGCCGTTGAGTTTTATATAGACTACGAGAAGAAAATAGTAATTCAAAATATGTTAGATCAGGCTGATAAGGCAACAAAGAGCCGAGCATTGATTTTAGAATTTTTTAAAGACCAACATGTTAATAAGATATATCATTATCTGTTTACTGGAAAAAATGACCAGGTACTCAATTTCGGTATTACATTAGACCAAGAACTAGTAAAAATATACACAGTGCCAGGTGATTTTTACGCATATGAACATTTTATGAAAGTTGGACCAGAGGGCGAAAGATTAGGCAAGGCCGCACGAGTAATAATTAATAATAGTGAAGCAGACCTCAAAAAATTACAAGAGTTAGAGAAGAAGTTTCTTAACGCGGCTAAAGAACAAGAGAAAAAAATAAGAAAAGAACAAGATGAGTTTTTGCCACAGTTAGTGAATATGTATAGACAATCTTTGGGAATAACTAATCCTAACGAGGAAGTACGGTTTGATGAAATCTTTGGAGGTAAAACCTGGGAAGAGACCTTAGACCAAATTGCTCTAGAAGGTGGGGTTGGCGCTGTGAGCGATGTCAACAAAGCAATCATAAAAGAAAACCAAGACAAATGGAGAAAGCAAACGGCAGATGCACAAACAAAACTTACTAATGCAAAATCTAACGCAACAGCACAGCAAAAACAAGTAGCACAAGAATATTCAGATGCAATCGCAAGTCATTCTGTAGTAAGTGGAGAGTTTAATTACAACACCGCCGCCAAGCAAAATGCACAGGCGATGGTCAAAAAGATTGCTGGAAAGAAAGAAAAAAACATGATATTGGCAGAAGAGTTAGACGATGACGTTATCTCTAAATTATCTAATGAAGATTATGAAATCCTACTCAAAAACCAATCAAACAATCCTATCGTATTTCAACGACTGATAAACAGACTTGCTACTAATCCAAAGAATACCACACTTAAACATGCAGATCCAGAACAAGTAAGGATTGCTAGAGAAAAATATTATGAATCGAAAAGTAACAACATAAGTATGATTGACGCATCAATGACTATTAAGGGCGATCCTTATTGGCTAGAAGGATATATGTCACCTGCAATGGCGAAGAAAGAATATGGCAACATTGGACCAACAACAAAAGGCTTAAACGCATCGACCACATTAAATGGCAGCAATGGATTAATATTAATGTCTGGTATTGCTAAAGGAACTGATTTACACGATAATGTTCTTAAACGAAATTTAATCACAAGTTTGTATGTAGTTACTGTTGTTAGTAGTTCCTTTAGCCAAGGTATATTTACTCAAACCTTGAAGATGAGAAAAAATACTGAAGCCGAACATATGGCGACTGTCATTTCAGAAGTAAATTTAGAAGAGGTAGAAACAGATGATAAAAATGATGCTACTGGTGGGCCAGGACAGACTGTTTATACACCAAACGATGTCCATAATACTAAGAGGCGAGAAAAACATGCCCCAAATTTTGGTATTGAATTCAATACTCCTTTAAGAGACCGATATGGAGAAGGCTTTATGGGTCCGGGCGGCATATGGATACCCCAAGTCTTGGACCAAGGCGAATTAAAGAAAATAAGCAACACTGGCGGCACAATTACGGGACAGGCAAGCCCCGACTTAATCGCTTATGTTAAACGTAAAGAAAACTTTACTGCAACCGCTGAATGGGATAATAAACAGTACACTAATGGGTATGGTACAAAAGCAAAAAGTTCTACAGAAACTATATCTGAGCATGAGGCAACACGTAGACTAATTGCAGATCTTAATACTCGTAAAAACTATGTTTCTTCGTACGCTCAAAACAATGGATATACATGGGATAACAATCAAGTTGAATCTATAACTAGTTTTGCACATAATCTAGGTACTGGCAAAGTTGCAAAAGTAACCAAAAACGGCACCCGCACAAATGGAGAAATTGCAGAAGCAATGAAATTATATAATAAGTCAAATGGAGTAGCATTACGAGGACTCACAACACGTAGAAGTGAAGAAAGTGCTTGGTTTAGACGAGGTATAGGAACTGATGTATAAGGGAAATAATTAGAGAATTTATTATGGAATCAAAATTATCAAAATCAAATAGAAAAATATCAGAACTAGAGGCGTCTCCTATTGTAGATGCATTGGGTAAGGGTATCTATAAGGCAATAACTATTATTACTAATCCAGTGTCTAAAGAAAAATACATTGATCCTGCTGGCCGTGGTAGATTGGCGGCATATGTTCCTGCATTAGGTGGCAATCCAATCGATCCGATGTATTTTGACCATGCTAGTTCTACTAACACTATTGGCGCACCAGTAAAAGAAGGAGAAACTATTCTTGTTTTCTTTGCTGAAGGTGGTAAAGCAACAGAAGGATTTTGGTTTGCAACTGCTCAACAGATTCCTGATGTTGTAAGTGGAGGTGCCGC